GCTGCGTCGATTGAACAGGCTGAATTTGTCGAGAGGGTCAAGGTTACGCGCAAGGAACTTCGCTCCGTAAAAGACTTACCTGGATACAACTCTGAAGCCATCGATGCAGTCTTGGAGATGGCGATGGTCGATGGCCTCCACGAGTGGTGGGACACGATTGATACGGCTCGGGCCGAACTGGAAGACCGAGAACGTTGGGCACGCACTGGTACCTCCCTGATTGACACAGCCGAGTACACGGGCTGGGTATCAGGTCGATTGCTCCTGGAGTGGGGCATGGCTGAGGACAAAGTCCCTGACCCGACTGAAGAATACTTCGTCACCGCATGGTTGATCGATCGCCACGTGATCAAGGTTCAGATCAACCCCGCCTCTAATCAACGTGCCCCCTATTACATTACCGCCTTCGAGCAAGTTCCAGGTGCCATGATTGGTTACGGCCTGCCGGACTTACTCGAAGACGTTCAGACAATCTGCAATGCCGCCGCCCGCTCGCTGGTTAACAACGCAGGAATTTCGTCAGGCCCGCAGGTAATAATCAACGACGCCGTGTTACTGCCCGGCGAGACGGATGACATGTTCCCGTGGAAGCGATGGCATGTGAATTACGACCCAGCACTTGTGACCTCCGGCACGAAGCCAATTGAGTTCTTCCAACCGCAAATGAATGCGCAGGAACTAATGGGCATCTACAAAGAGTTCTCAGTGATGGGCGACGAAATCAGCGCAATTCCGAAGTACATGACTGGCAATGAAAAAGTCGGTGGTGCTGGCAGGACTGCGTCAGGTTTGGCGATGCTGATGGGCAACGCTTCGAAGACCCTCCAGAATATCGCGGCCAGTATTGACCGGGATATAATCGATCCAATCCTGCACCAGTTGTATGACATGATTATGCTCACGAACCCGAACATGTTCCGGGGCGATGAGTTGATCGTTGTGAAGGGTGTCGGCCACGCTGTGAAGCGCGAACAGGATCGCATGAGGCAACTCGAATTCTTGCAGCTCACAGCGAACCCGATTGATATGGCAATCGTCGGACCAGAAGGCCGCGCCAATATCCTGCGCAGCGTTGCCCAGAATCTGGGCCTGGAACACGAGAAAACCGTCCCTGATGACGAGCAAATCCGGATGAATATGCAGCAGCAAGCTGCCGCCCAGGCCCAAGGTGTGCCAACTGCACCCGGCCAAGGTGGCGACCCCAGCCAGACTCCAGCCCCCAAGGACGAACGGGCACCCCCTGAAGCGGCGCGTGAGGAGGTCGAAGGCGACTTCCAAGGCCCCACAGGGCGGCCAGGGATGAGGGCCTGATGGTTGACCCCTACCCATGGCGCTGATAGACTCGGCGTGAAATCTCTCCATACGTATTAGGAGTTCGGCGAAATGACTATTAAAGGCAAGTTCCTGCCCGACAACCCGTCCGAGGGCTACAACCAGACTGGCCAGGAATCACATTCCTCTGTCAAGTCCAGTAAGTTCTGTGGACCCACAAAGGGCAACAAAGATCTACCGATCAACCGTACGTCAGGCGTAACGTCTGGCGTTGGCGACCCGCACGGCGCTGGTGGAAAAGGCTAACATGCCTCAGAAATCCACAGGCAAAACGCACATTCTGAAAAGTCTGGACGGCGTGAAAGACATTACAATCTGCCACGCTACTCCGGAAGCTCGCAGGAGCCGTGATTTTTCAAAAGACGGTTCGGCAGTCGATGCCGGATACGACGGCTCTCTCAGCGACGAAGAAGCGAGGCGCGACCGATACGGCATATAGGAATCGAACGCACTTGAAATTAACTAAAGAAGCAACTCAAGCATTGGTGAATCTCCGAGGACATCCGGACTTCACAGTAGTATTGGAATGGATTGCGGAAAACCGAAGCAAGTTTCGGGATGAATGCTCTCAGCACTTAGACGACGTGAAGCTCAGACGCTCACAAGGTAAAGTCGAAGTTACTGACGGCATCATCAAGGCATTTGCGTCAGCTCCAGCTCTCCTGTCGAAAATCAAAACATAACTATTGGAGGAATACGCCATGGGTGCGCTCCCCGCTCAAGTACAAAAGCAAGTCGATGAAGCAAACAGAATTCTCGAAGAAATAAACAAGCCAGTGGAAGATCCGGCAGCCCCTCCGGCAGCCGATTCAGCCCCAGCCCCAGCAGCCCCAGCAGCCCCAGCAGCCCCCGCCGTGAGCGAGGAGCCTGCCCCCGTGGTTGAACCAGCCCCCGCCGAACCTGTTGACGAGGGTATGGAACACAAGTACAAAGTCCTGCAAGGCAAATACAATGCAGAGGTTCCGAAACTAAGTCGGGATCTCAGAGAGAGCCAGGATCAAGTGACAGAACTTCGGCAGCGAGTCAACAATACCGAAAGTCTGATCGCCAGTATGCAGACTGTCCAGGCCCCCGCAGCCCCCGCAGCCCCTGCCGCTACTGAGCTTCCCGTCGTAACTGATGAGGAAACCCGGCAGTTTGGCCCTGATCTCATTGACCTGATTGGTCGTGTCGCCGAACGAACACTCATCCCTCAGATCGATTCTCGCGTCCAACCCTTGGGTGACCGTATTGCAGCGGGCGAACAAACCGCTTCCAAAACGGTAGAGGATGAGTTAAAGTCTCAGCGTGACAAGTTGCTTGCTGCTCTCACGGAAGCTGTGCCCGAATGGTTACAGCAAAACGAGAACAAGGTCTTCCTGCGATGGTTGAATGAAAATGACCCGTACGCAGGAGTACCACGCGGCCAACTTCTCACAAACGCTTTCAACAGCAATAACGCAGAAGTTGTTATTGCAATTTTTAAAGGCTTTCAGACAGAAAACGCAGTCGTAGCACCAGAGGGTGAAGTTACTCCTCCAGTAACACCGGAGGAACCACAACAAGCTCTCGAAGAATTAGTGGCCCCCGGAACGCCGAAAACCGGGACGACAGGCGCTCCAAATGAAAGTGGTAAGCGGGTTTGGTCCCGCAAGATGATTAGCGATTTCTACGCCGCTAAGAACGAGGTCCATCGGAAGGGCCAGGAACTCTCACCGGAGTTCGTAGCTTTAGAGAAGGATTTGTTCGCAGCGCAAACGTCGGGTCGCATAACTGCATAACCACTTTGGTTAATTGCTGGTACGACTTCAGCCTTTAACTAGGAGCACTATTATGGCATATCCCCTCGGTACCCCGTGGTCGGGTTCAGCCCCGTCCCCCGCATACGCCGGAGTCTTCATTCCGGAAGTGTGGAGCGGTAAACTCGTAGAGAAGTTCTACGATGCAACCGTCCTTGGCGCAATCGCTAACACCGATTACGAAGGCGAGATTAAGAACAAAGGCGATACGGTTCAGATCCGTAGCCGTCCTGACGTGACTATCTCTGATTACGAAGCAGACCAAGATTTGGCCGTTACCCGTCCATCTGTCGCCAAGCAATCACTGCTTATCGACAAAGGCAAGTATTTCAACCTTGCCCTGGATGACGTGATGGAGATTCAGTCAGACATCGACCAGCTTTCTGTCTGGGCAGAAGACGCCTCAGAAGCTATGAAGGTCGCCGTCGATACTGGCGTTTTGGCTGACATCACTGACGTAACTGGCGAAGGCGCACAGATCGATAGCGGCAACGTTGGCCTGACAGCCGGAGCAATTTCCGGTGATCTGGACCTCGGCGTTGCAGCCACACCGCAGTTCGTCTCCGGCGCTGGCGCAGGCACCTTCGCAGGTGACACTGCCGCAAACGCTGAGAAGATCGTTGATTTCATCATCAACTGTGGCCAATGTCTTGACGAGCAGAATATCCCCGAGTCAGGTCGTTTCATGGTAATCCCAGCTTGGCTGGCAGCCCGCATCAAGCGGTCTGACCTGAAAGACGCCTCTCTGGCGGGTGACGGCACGTCGATTCAGCGTAACGGTCGCCTTGGCATGATCGACAGATTCACGCTTTACCTGTCGAACCTCTTGCTTCCGGCAACTGGCACGCCCACCGCGTATCCGGTTCTTTTCGGCGTCACTGCCGCACTGACCTTCGCCGCACAGTTCACCAAGTTGGAAACTCTCCGCTCCGAGCGGTCGTTCTCTAACCTCCTGCGTGGATTGCAAGTTTACGGTTACCGAATCGTGAACGGCGTTGCAGTTGGACTGGGACACGTCAAGAAAGGTAACGAAGGCTAAGACGCCTCGTGACCCCATGAACAGGCCCCGGCTGCATCGGCATTGGTGCAGCTGGGGTTCCCCTTAGGAGGAAACTGACGGTGGCTGCAAAGACATATAGTGATCTAATCACGGAATCACGTGAGGTCTTACAGGACACCAACTCCACCACCGAGCGTTACTCCGATAGCACTCTCCTCAACGTTCTCAATCGCGGCCTGCACGACCTTGGTGCGAAAAGGCCCGATGCCTTCTACGACCTGTATGCTGACAGCGATCTGACCATCCCCCGAATTGTTGAGTCCAGCCCTGGCTCCGGCGAAATTATCTGGACTGACCCATTCGGCCTTGAGATGCAATTCTACAATCCTCTGGTGAATTACGTGGTTGGCGTAGCCGAAATCTTCGACGACGAGTATACTGATGACGGTAGGGCTTCGATGCTCCTACAGCAGTTCAGACTACAGTTGCTAGGGATCTAAGATGGCACATGACGAATACACAGAGACATTCGAGCAGATACTTAAGGACACGCTTCCACAGACGCCCGGTATCGTTCGCTCGGTAGCAATGCGCGAGCTTCGCCTCGCTGCCCGAGAGTTCTTCGAGAAGTCTCTCACCTGGACGGCAATCATCGACGACGTTGATGCAACTGCGGGCGAGACTGACCTCGTGATTACCGACGGCGACAGCAATACAGAGGTCATAGCTGTCCTCGGCGTTGCTCTGGCCACGGGGGGCAAATACCTAGTCCCCATAGCTCAACGGCCCTCAAAATTTGAGGAGTCCGACGACCCCATCAGTTTCTTCGTGACTTCGAATCCGGATCACATTCGTGTGTGGCCCTACATGGTGAATACCACGGAGGATTTTCTGGATGTGACGGTAGCGCTAATTCCCGCGTTTGATGCTACAGATCTACCTCGACAGATCACGCTCAAGTACTACGACGCACTCGTGAGCGGGTATCTCTCACGTGTGTACAAACACCCCAACAAGCCTTACTCAGCCCCCGCCGTTGCCGGAGAACATAGAACCATCTTCCTGCGTGCGATCGGGTACTATATAGCGCAGAGGAAGCAGGGTTTTAATAACGCTCAGAGCTGGGTGTATCCCAGAGGCTGGCAAGTTAAGAGGCTAGGCGGCAATGGCTGATGTAATCTTTACCAATAACGCGAGTGCATTACTCGCCGCGACGATCGACAACAGTGAGACTGTCCTACAGGTCGCTGCTGGTTTCGGTGCCCTTTTCCCGTCTCCCACGGGCGCACAATATTTTATGGCGTCATTGGAAGATGAGTCTGGCAATGTTGAGATCTGCAAATGCACGAGCAGGACAAATGACTTGCTCACGGTCGTACGTGGCGAAGATGGCACCGTCGGCCAAGCATTCACTCTCACCGTGACGCGTGTTGAACTCCGCGTAACTGCCGCAGTGCTGGAAGAATTCGTTCAGGTTACCGGCGATACAATGTCCGGCAATCTCGACATGGCCACCAACGAAATCGAGAACGCCTATCTGACAGGCACGACAAGGATTACCGGCGGCCAGTCAATTGGCATGTCCATCCGTGGCACACTCGACCAGACAGACAATGAGATCGTCGTCCCTGCCGGTAGTGGCGTTCGAGCTACCGCAGGTGGTGCGGGCCTCGTCGTGGATACAGATGACATCGTCGCCTTGCTTGATACAGCGGGTGTGATCGATCTCGTCTCCGCAACTATTGGCGTCCAAATTGGTAAAGGTAATGGTGGGTATCTACGTATTTACGATGCTACTGACACCGACTACATGCAAATTGCCCACGATGGCGATGACATACTTGTTACCTTCGTCACTACTGACGGCCTCAAAATTGATGGCGTCGATGTGGACATCGCTAACGGCGATCTGACGCTGAACGATAATACAGTTGACCGTGCATTGATAAACGACTTTGCAGTAGCACGCCAAGCCGTGACTGCAACGACGACCACAGCTCTTGACTACGAATTAGGGCAATATATTGAGCTAGACTTAGCTGTGGACATCGTTACTTTCAGCATCACCAATCCACCCATCACCGCCCGATATGGTGCATTGCGACTGAAGATTACTCAAGGAGCAGGCGGACAAACTATTACTTGGCCTGCATCGGTGAAATGGGCGCTCGGCGGATCAGCGCCAACTCTGAGTACAGGAGCCAGCGAGGTTGACTTTATCGACCTTTGGACTGATGACGCAGGCACCACATGGTATGGAGCTTACGCGACGGACTTTGCGTAATGCCCCTCTTTCCTTTCGGTACTATAGGTTTTGG